AGGAGCAAGGCCAAGCAGCAGGTCGTTGAGTCCTGAGACAACAGCGAGCTCTCGGTCGATACGCTTGTTGTAGTCCTCGACTTGGAACTGAGGAATGAATGGGTTGATCGACTCGATGCGGTTCCCTGCGCCAGGTGTTGCAACCTGGTTTGGCTTCGGGATTGCATTTGAAGGTACCTCGTCTGGGGCCTCTGCGCCAACGAGCTGCCACATCTGGCCACCGACTACAGAGTGGATCATCTGCGCCTGGGCAGTGATCTTCTCGTCCTTTTCGCGGAGGAGCTGTTCGATATCGTAGAGCTCAGGCTTACCGTAAGGGCTGCCTGGGATCATGCTGTTTCGGAGAATGATGTAAGGGATGACACCTTCCATCTCAGGGTGCTCCGTCTTCTTGACCACGGTGTTGCCAACGATGATGGCGTTGCACACGAGCGGTGGCTTGCCAGGAGTTGTCGGATGCTTGTACCAGTAGTCCATGACTTCGATCTTCATCTGGTCGTAGGCGGTCTGGTATCGGATCGGGTCGCGGTGGTAACTGTTCAGGTAGATGCTGGCGATTGGGTCATCGTGCGTGCTGGCAGATGTGTATGGGTACCACTTGTTGCCGTCATTCACAGGGATGACGTTGATTCCGTAGTCCTCGATAGCAGCCTGCGGCGAGATGCCGTAGCTGTAGAGTGCCCAGTCGATTCGGCTGTAGTCCGACGTTCCGTACCCAAGGTACAGGTTCTCCGGAGTATCTACAATCTGCACGCGTGGCATCTTGCGGACCGGGTCCCAGAAGATCTTAGCTGCAGTTGTACCGTATAGCGACTTGAGAAGGGTAGCCTCCTCCATGCGCAGGTCGAAGTCGTTGTTGTCCCACCATGCGTAGAACAGTCTCTCCCGGCGTGATGCCTGGTTGCGCTCCTCTGCCGTAGGTCCAGTTGGAGTGTAGTTTACAATAGGAGTCACTGCCTGCAGTGAGGCAGGGATACTGACGTACGACGAGTGAACGTTGACTGACACGTGCGAGCGGCCAGACAGCCGTGCGCTTGGGTCCTCGGCCCAGTGGTCTGCACCACCAAGGGTGAACGTCTGTGGGTGGAAGTAGTGGTCGTATCGTCGGTACAGAGCACGCATTCGGTTCTGCTCAGGCTCAACCATCTGCTTCTTAACAATGGCGTCCCCAATGATACCGAAGTATTCGTTCTCTTCAGCTACCTCGCCAATAGCGTTAAGGCGCTGCTTCTCCATACTGAGCGCCTTCTTCTGTGCGTCTGTAAGGTTTGACATCTTAGAGTAATCGGCAGAGATCTTCTTGGAGACTACCTTGCCTCCGGAGATTACTGCGTTAGGAACCGTTCGGATGCCCTTGCCTGCCGGCTTGGTCCTTCCGGCACGCACCGCGCTAGGGAGAGGTGCTCGCTTCTTGCCGGCCTTGATGGTTGGCTTCTCGCCGCCAAGTGCCTTTCGTGCCGCTGCTGCAGACGCCTTGATGGCAGCGATTGCAGATGATGGAGCACTAGTGTCAGCAGGGGAGATGCTGGCGACTACGTTCCCACCGTTCTGGTTAAGCTTTGAAGGCTTCCCCTTCATTGCCTGACGTGCGTTCTCAAAGTTTGCTGCGATGTCTCGGATGGTCTGGGGCGGCGCCACGTTAGGGTCGTCTGTGTACAGAGACGGCTGCGGCTTACCGTTTACAAATGAGCCTGGTAGCTTCTTAAGTCCTTTGCCTTTTGCCATTATGCATACTCCCCAAAGTAGCTAAACACAGGCTTCTCAACCGGGTTGGAAGGGTTGCGTGTAGCGTGCCTGACCGAGAGGGCAAGTGCCATCACGGCGTCTGTTGAAAGGTTCTTGTCCGCAAGCTTGTATCCAAGTAGCTGACGTCGTAGCTCCATCCATACTCCTGTACGCGGGAGCTTGATCTGACCACGGTCGATAACCGCCTTAAGATCGCCAAGGAGCTCAAGCTTCTTAGCCTTAGTACCACCGAAGTCGTAGTCGCGCAGTGGCTTGATGATGCTGAACTCCTGTCGGAATAGCTTCCCACCAAACCCGGTTGAATCTACAATCGTGGTGCACGTAGCGCCGTCTTGTGTATATAGTAGATGCCCCTCGCGGACCATGTTGATGATTGAAGGGATTGTCTGCTTGCCAACCTTTCGTCGGCAACGAACCCCAACCATCATGTTGCGCTCGGTGTAGTCGATGGTAACGGCCCAGGTTGCATCAGAGGAAATACCTGGGTCCACTCCCTGCGCATATCGTCGCTTTGCGGTAGGGGGCTGCTCGTCTTCAAACTCTACGAAACAGTTGTCAATCATCTCTGCGTTAAAGTAGGCGTCTCTTGCTTCAATGAAGAATCCGTCAATGTTCTGCGGCACCAGGTACTCTGCCTGCTGGCGAATGATCGATTCAAAGGTTGACTCGTTTAGTCCAAACCCAACGTTGTCTCGCGTCGAAAGTCGGAAGCTCATGAACTGTTCGTCCTTGTTTGGGTTCTTAGGGTTACCAAGTTCCCACAGGTCAGCGTAGTCGTTGATACCCTCAGTAGGTGTGCCGATGAAGTGAAGCTGGCCACCGGTCGAGAGACGGCGCAGGTTGAGAACCTCCTGATAGATCATCAGAAGGTGCGGCTCAAACGCGGCTTCGTCAAACGAGATGCCATTCATGTCCTTTCCAAGCAGGGCCTTAGCCTTGTCCTGGGTTGTGCGGAAGTGGATGTTAGCACCACCGAACACTGGGTGGATCTTGATCCACAGATATTCTCCACGGTACTTCTTATCGAAGATATAGACAGGTCCAATCTCCTTAGTAATCGGGCATCCCCTGCCGCGCTGGGCTGGGTGCGAGCCTTGAAAAATCATTGAAAGCTCACGATGCACCAGCTCTGCAGTCTCCTGCTGGATGCCGATGTGGTACCACTCATAGGGCTCCGTAGTCCAACGCTCGGCGTCAGACTGACTGTTCAGTTCCGCAGGGCGAAGCCCTAGCTTGTATGTGGCCGAGTGCAGGATGCCTACAGCCATTCCAAGCGTCTTACCCGCACGGTTGCCAGCGGAGCAGACGGTGGTAAGGTACTTGGGCCTGTACCCCGTCTCATCCCTGGCTGACATACCCTGGAGCCAAGCAAGCTGGCCAGGGTTGAGATTGATCCCAAGCCAACGAGAGGCGAAGAAGCCGATGTCGGTTCTGCCTCTGGCTAGATCCTGAGCAATCTCAGTAGTTAGATTCATTACTTAGTTTTGTTCTTTGCCCATGGGCTTAGACTAAACATTCCGCCCAGACCAACTGCAGATGTAAGGGAACTACCAGTAAACTTATCCTTCTTGGTGATGTCCCTAAATCTAGTAGCAAATCCTCCATCTGCAATTGCAGAATATGGTGCTGTATTTGCCTTAACTGGCCTATAGCTATATGGACGCTTAGGTCCGGCTACAGGCTTCTTAGGCTTTACAGGAGCCTTGGGCTTCTTGGGCTTTGTGTACCCCTCATTTGAAATTCGTCGTGTTGTTGCCATTATTTCTTCCCCTTATTTCTTGCACTAATAGCCTTAGCTTTTGACTTAGCATCTGCCTTGCTGCTTGCACCCCACGCTTGAAGCGAGAGCAGCAACCGCGTGGGCCGTCCCTTTGAGTCCCGCTCCGGCCCTGGCATGTTTCCCATGCGAGCCAGGAACGAAGCCCTACGCGGATTATCCCCGGACTTAACCGGAGCTTTGAGCGTGCCGCCTTTATAGCTGGCACGCCCCTTAGCATTTAGACCTCCAGAAGGGTTCTTGCCCTCCTTGCGGGTCCAGGCAGCTGTCTTAGCCACGCTGAGCGGCAGTCCTTTGCCCTGACTTGTTAGTCCCTCGAACGGTCTTTCCACCCTTAGGAAGCTTCTTGAATCGAGCTGCCATTGCCTTCTCGGCCTTCTCGCCCTTCTTGCCTTCCTTCTTTTCATGCTTGGCCTTAGCGCCCTTGCTCGGATACTTCTCTACCTTATTGCCGTACTTCTCTAGAAGGAAAGCTGGCATCTTCTTCTTACCTGGCATTATCGCCCCCTAGTTCCGCCTCGTGAGAGGCCTTCATTGTACTTTCGTAGGATGTAGTCCTTACGGGACTCCCCCTGATTTGCCTTCTCAGCTGGCATTCGCACATAATCCTTAGCCACGATAGCCTTCGTTGCTGCAGACTTTGGCGGATGAGCTGCGTCAAATGGACCAAAGTCAACAGCACTTCCAACGTTTACCATAACTGGGCGACGTCCGAACTTGCCTGACTTCTTTGGAGCGGTGGCTGGCTTCTTGGAAATCACGCGATCCCCGTTAGCCTTACGTCGCACGACAGTTCCGTCAGCCTTGGTGACGACCCGGTTGCCGCTCTTGCGAACGACTACCTTCTCGCCCTTCTTGTTAGTAACGGTCTTGTCGCCCTTGCGGTCCTTAATCTTGTATCCTCTGGTGCTGTAAAAGTCCTTACCAGTTTTGGTTTTTTCCTTCTTGTACAGACCAGATCGAATGATGTTATTCTTTACTCTGTTTGGGCTGGCCTTAACCTTTGGCCGAGTCCCCACTCCACCACCTGGCATGGTTACTCCTTATCTCCAAAGACTGCGTCGTTTGGATTCAGTTTGCGGATAACAACCGGCGCAATCGCCGCTACCCCCGCAGCTACGATGGACTTCCAGCCATCCTTGGTCAGATCAAACACGCTACCGCCAAGCGCAAGGAATTGCGCCAAGCAGGCTGCCAGGAACGAGCGCCCCCAGGACGCGAGCGTTGCCTTAAGATCCTTGCTCATTGGTAACCTCCATTGCTGTACCTTCTACCAAATATCCGCCACCTAGAATCCCTGCCATCGAGATGGCCAGTTCACGGTCAGCGTTCTTTTCCTTACGTCGATCCATCATCTCTTGGGCTCGTAGCCCCTCAGAGAGAGTTGGGATTACGTCCCCATTCTCGACCATCTTGTATACGTATGTGCTTACCAGCTTGGCAAGGTCTCCGCTTGCGGACTCCACCTTCACTGCCTTCTGGATGTTCTTTGCAAGCTCCCTGCGTGCCTCGATATGCTCTGAGCTGGTGTGCTGCCGGCGGTGGTTGCCCAACGTGATCCGGCTAACGTACTGATTCTCGTCCTTAAGCCATGAAGAAATCTTAATATCTGATAGCCCTTCAGTCATCTTCCGGTTGATGACGTCAATGAGTGGGTGTGCGCAAACTGCGCACTTACTCAGTAGCTTCATCTACTCCACCGTTTTCTTGTAGGTGTTGTACTCTTTTTTCTCCCCAAGAATTTGCTCTTTCCCAATCTTCCCATGGTCCGTAAGATGCAATTTCAATATCGTCTTTAAAGATGTGCAGAATGTTATTTGTGTCAACAGAATGAGTATACATTATCCGGCTCTCGTGTAGAAAAAATTATTGTTTATACCTGCAGAAACAAGATATTTATTTTGGAAATTGAAGTTATTAAAAGGACTTTGTGCAGCTACAGTAAACCAATCAGTGGTTGTCAGGTTATCGTTTACAACTCTTGTCCACGTGCTTGATATACTGCTTGTGTCGCTTACGCAAACGTATTGACCCTTGCCAGCGTTAGCTGTGTTTCCAGACGATGTGGCAACCCACCTATTAATTGATGGTAGCCAAAACACGTTAATCAGTCCATTACCAGTGCCCATGTTTAGATCAACCGTGTTCCAAGACGTTCCATTTGTAGAATACCCACATAGGTCAACATTGTCTGTAGTTGCAACCCAAGTTGTTTTTTCTGGAATATAGTTTATAAACTTAAAGTCATCTGTGGAAGAAAAGCCAGTAGTTGTTACTTGAGTCCATGTAAAAGGAGCAGTTGTAGAGGTCGTGTGATACATCTTGTTGTTGTTTCCTACTACATACAACCTGGTCCCGTCAGTTGCTGTTGATATTGCCCTATCGGCAGGAAAGACGTCTGCCCTATCAGTCCAAGTAGTTCCGTTTGATGACGTGCTGCATAGTGCATTTCCAGTACCGTCATCGCCAACAATAACCCAAAGGCTTGCAGCTGCAAACCAAATTACATCCCTGGCATCTTTGCTAATTGTCGTCTGAGTACCTGTTAGCGTTGATGCAGTCGTCATAGTAGTAGAAGCGGCATTTCTAAAAAACCATCTATTATTAGAAAGCTTAATAAACCCACTTGGGTCTATCCCTGTTGTTACTTGATCTGTGAATGTTCCGTCCACGCTTGACGATGTCATTATGTCAGCGTCTGTGTGGTCTCTAAAATATATCGTTGATCCTTCTACATAAGAGGATGAAGTCGATGTATTTGTTGAGGTGTTTCCAGGCTGCCTATAGTACCTTGTGGCCCATGGGTTTACCCTTTGATTAGATGACACTACCCCAGTAATCATGCTACTGTGTCTCCTACGAGAACCCATGAGTCCGCATTATTAGACGTAACTCTCTTGATCAGTGTTGCGCTTGACCATTGGGCCCTTAGCTTAAGACCAAGTGCAGAGTTAACCGCAGCGACGTTAGTTCCTGCAGCCACAGTGATTTGCCCTGTGTTTGTTTGCATGATGTGGATTTGATCACCTACAGCCAGGATATTTGCCGGTACAGTTACTGTGATTGCGCCGGTGTTGCTTACCTCAACAAGCTTGTTCAGGTCGCTTGCCTGAAGTGTATAAGTGGTTCCTGTTTGCTGGTTAAGTGTGAGAGATAGGTTTGAGGAAGCGCTTACGGTGATTGACCCGCCAAGAGATACCGATGTGCCATTAATGGTGATTGCTGAGTTGGTAAGATCAGAGTTTGCAAGTGTCGAAACAGAACTTAACACGCCACCAGCACTTGTCTTGACAACGCCAGCCGTTGTGAGCGGAGTTGTTACAGTACCAGTGAACGTTGGAGATGCGCTTGGCGCCTTAGCAGCAAGGTCAGTTGTAAGACTTGTAACATCCCCCTGTGCATGAGTGTGGCTTGTAGAAGCGTAAGCGTGAGTATGTCCGCTTGCAGAGTATGCAGTTGCTGCAGCAGTCTCTGTTAGGTACTGTGTGTGTGGGTCAGACTGGGCAACGTGTGTTGAAACAGCGCCTGATGCCTCATACACTCCAGCATGGTCGTGAGCTACGGCAGAGTAGGTTCCGTTATGGTTGTGTCCGCTAAGGGCTGCGCCTGCATCTGTAAGGCTCTTCTTGCGCCACATGTAGTTGCTACCATCCGTAGCCCACTGGATGATATCTCCAGCGGCTGGGCTAGCTGCGCTTACGTCGTGTAGCTCATCGAGCTCATAGCCGTTCTGTACCTTAACAAAAATCTCTCCTGTGCTTGGGTTCTTCTTTGTTACTACACCAAGGTATACGCTGTGAGCAGGCTCAGCAGGAGGGGATCCAAAAACGAAACCACCAGCAGTGCTCGATAGCCAAACAGATACCCCTTCAGCTGATGCAGCGCTAGTGTTTACCCCTGTAAGTCGACCCTGCGTAATAACAGTTACAGTGTCTCCGTTTGCGGATGAGGTTTCTGTGAACCCAAGTGTCTTGCTTGATGTTGCCTCTGTATCTGCGTCTGCCAGGGCAATAGTTGGGTTAGTACCATTAGCACCGTCAACGTACACTACTGAGTACGCTGGGATTGTTCCACCGCTGCTGTTCTGGCAAAGCTCGTAAACTATGTCAGCTCGACCCTCAGATCCAAGAGGGGAGTATGCAGCGTCGTGGTTGTGTCCAGAAAGGGACAGTCCGGTAGTTGGGTGGACGTGGTCTTCGCGTGAAGCGGTAGAATCATCGCCTGCCGAGGCGGTACCTAGTGCAAGTGGTGTGGCCGTACCGACGGATGCTCCGCCTCCAGAGCCTGGGGCTGCTGCCCACTTAAGGCCCGTGGTCTCTGCGGAGTCGTAGGTCAGGACATGGCCGTTCGTCCCGGAACCCGGCAGGCGGTTGACGGTGTCAGCTGCGGTCCCCACGATGAGGTCGCCCTTAGCGTCAACGATAGTCTTAAGGATTGCTGTATTTACAGGCTCATAGGTCCCGTTGTGGTTATG